GTATGACACGCTTATACAATTCCCTGTGTTTGACGAATATAAACTTCCACCAGCATCTAAAGTGGACTTCGTAGTAGTGCATGACGATACTATCTGTGGACAATATGAACCACCAGAAGCAGGTGAGCCACATATCATCACTATATCAACTGCAAAGTGTGGACATTTAGATACTGTAATTAAGACTATTTGTCATGAAATTATCCACATGATATGCTATCTAGAATCCCCTAAAACAGAGAAATATACAAGTCACAAAGGTTTATTCTTAAAATTACAAAAGAGAGTAGCTAACACACTTGGCTACGACCCTAAAGAACTATAAGGAGAATATCATAGATCCAATCACAATATTATCTGCTTTTGCACCAGTCGCTGTAGATTTAGGCAAATCACTTATAAATAAGTTTATTGCACCTGACCAATTTAAACCAGCTACTATAGAACAATATGTCAAGATGAAAGAAATTGACCTAGAATTCTTTAAAGTAATGAATGAAGCTGGTGGTGGTAACCCATCATACTTATGGGTAGAAGCTATTATCAGACTTATGCGACCAGCTATTGGCTTATTAGTTTTAACAACATGGGCTACTATGCACCTTAACGGAACAGCAACGCATGAAGTAGATAACTTTGCAAGTGCAGTTGGTTTCTATCTATTCGGTGAACGTTCACTATTACACATTAAAAAGAGTGCTAAATGATAATCTTACATTTTATGAATTTTATTGGGTTATCGTTTCTTAAATTAATTGTTGTTACTTTATTATTTATTGCTATGGGATTCTCTCTAGCATTTATGATGGCAATGGAATCACTTACATACGCATTGGAATATATCAATTCATATGTTGATTGAAGTAAAGCGATTTGAGTTTAAAGATACACATACTATAGGTAAAATGTATATAGATGGTGTGTATGAGTGTTATACGCTAGAAGATGCAGTTAGAAATGGTGCTAAAGTCATGGGCAAGACTGCTATACCTACTGGTGAATATAAAATCATTATAGACGCATCTGTACGATTTAAACAAGACATGCCACACATACTTAACGTACCTAACTTTACAGGTGTTCGTATTCATGCAGGTAACACATCTGCACATACTGATGGATGTATACTACTAGGCACAACATGGTCAGGTAAAGACTTTATTGGAAACTCTAGAGTAGCTTATAAAAAGTTTTTTGACAAACTAAAGAAAGCTAAAACAGCTACCATTAAAATATGCTAGATTATTTTATCTGCGATATACTTTGTGCAATAGATCATTTTAAGTATATATTACTGTTTTTATTAGGATATCTAGTATATAATAGTGTATCTAATTAATAGAGACTACTATGAAAATTTTAATGATTGATATAGAAGTATCACCTAATACAGCTCATGTATGGGGTATCTACGACCAAAACATTTCAATTAATCAGCTATTAGAATCATCTTATACGCTTTGCTATGCTGCTAAATGGTATGGTGAATCTAAAATCATGTTTGACTCAATTCAGAAGTCTGGAAAGAAAAAAATGTTAGAGTCAGTGCATAAACTATTAGACGAAGCTGATGCCGTAGTGCATTATAATGGATCTAGGTTTGATATACCTATCCTACAAAAAGAATTTTTATTATCTGGTATGAACCCTCCAGCACCTGTTAAACAGATAGATTTATTGCAAGTAGCAAGAAGACAGTTTAGATTTGTTTCTAACAAACTAGACTATGTATCACAAGCTTTAGGATTAGGAAGCAAGACTGAACATGAAGGTCATACTTTATGGGTCAAGTGTATGAATAATGATCGTAAGGCATGGAAGACTATGGAAGAATACAATAAGAACGATGTTATTCTTCTAGAGAAAGTGTACGACAAGTTTAAAGCATGGATTAAATCACATCCAAACCACAATGCGTATTCCGCAAATACTTGTTGTCCAAATTGCGGTTCACGCAAATTAAATAAACGTGGCACTCAAGTTAGTTTGTCTAGAGTTTATCAACGCTTTCAATGTCAAGGATGTGGCTCATGGTCTCGTGCAGTAAAATCAGAAAAAGTAGCAAAAGAAGCGGTTATCAGCATATAGGAAATATTATGAATTTAGAAAAGTTATGTGAGCACATTGTAGGAAAGCAAAAGAAGCAGAAGCCTACTACGGTGAAGACTTACTTATTCTGGTATTGGATGACGGAAGCCACATAGAGATTAGTGGCGATGGTTTATCAGTATATTCAGAAATTCCAGATTTAGACGATTAAATTAAAGCTATGTAGATCTGTATTTTTAATCTCATATAGATCTGCTTTTGTTTCGAAAGTAGTGTTGTCACTTCTTGTTCTAACAGTTCCTTTTAGATAAAAATTAGCTTTTTGTAAAAATTCTTTTTTATCTATCCATCCACATATTGTTAAAGTCATATTAATACGATTTAAACTACAAAATATATATCTGTCTACTTTATACTTATCTTGCATACCTATTAAATTATTTACAAAATAAGGTTTAGGATCACAGTTTCTACCCATAGTTTTTACATCATAAGTTTTATTTTTATATGTAAAATCTATACCACCATCAAATCCATTAGCATCTTGTATTAATGGCAAACCAAGTAAGTCTTGAACAACTGATTGACCTACAATGCCTCTTAATTGTTCAGAGGCATCACCATCAGCAATACCTCTTTTCCCAAAATTAGTTGTTTTTAATATACTTCTACAATGGGATACAATTTCATCTTTTATTTTAATGCTAATCATCTACCATTTCAAGTCTTTGTAGCTGTGCAGTAACTTCTGGAGGATTAATAGCCTCTTCATCACGCATTACTTCTACCAACTTGTTTTTATACCATTCAGATTTAGCTAAATCTTCTTCTGGTCTACCCTTAAATGGATATCTTAAATCATACTTAAGTTTAGATCCTTTTAAGTAACCAATAAACTCCTCTTTAGTCAAACGACTCGCTATAATATCTATCGCTTCCAACCCCCCTACCAAATAATGCTTCGGATGATTTACGTTGTCCATCTACTACCTCCTTTGTTAAAGATTTTTTAATACGATACGCTTCATTACCAATTCTTGCTACCATACTTTTACTTAATGTAGGCTTAAGTTTAAGTAAGCCTTGTGCTGCTAATTCTTTTAATTTAATGCCATTCATTTTAAAATGTCTTCTAACATCAGTATTAGTTCTGCATTGTGGTGAGTTTATAAAGGCTTGTATTTCATTTATTAACTCTTGATTATAAATTCTTGGTGCTCCCATAATATCACCTTTTAAAATTTACCTCTTAAGTATTTTAAAATACCGTAATTATACCCACGCATTGTACAATCAATCAAGGTATAATCATACAATATTTCATCTATACGCCTTCTATTCCATGCACTATGAAACTCTATAAGAAATACTACTGGCTGCACAGTCAAATTTTCTAGTATTTCAATCTCTGCACCTTCTGTATCTATCTTCATGATTGCACACTCTGGCAAGTGTTTAGCAGACATAACTTTAACCATTTCACCTTCTGGTCTTTGCTCTTCACCTTGAAACATACTAGCTTCACCACAGTTATTCAATCCATAGTACATCATACGTTCACCATCTTCTTTACCAATAGCAAAGTTTCTAATGGATATATCAGTTCCAGCTGTATTCTGTCTTAATAAATCATAATTTGCTTTTATAGGTTCATAACAATCTATTATTGGCTTATCAAAGTATTCATGTGCCCATACTGCAAACCCACCTACGTTAGCACCTATGTCTATAATATAAGGGTTTTTACCCATACGTTCTATAGCATATTCACCCTGAAATATTTTACCTACATGGCTAATCATGTCATTTGGGATTATCATTTTTAAAGAACTCCTTTTCGTTGATTACAGGATGTTTCTTTGCGTCTTTAAGCATCATTTCTAATACAGTTATAATTTCATCTTTATTATATCCTGATATCTCAATCTCATCTGCATATGCCATTGGAGTACCGTCACGCTCATAAAACACTTCAGATAAAAAGTAGTAATCTTCTTTTATATCTGCTAAACGTTTCTTAATGATGCGATAGTTCCAGCTCATTTTATAAACTCCCTTACCTTTTTAAATACTTCTCGTCTATCACTAAATTTAACTTTGCCATGTAGGGTAACAGGACTAAAAAATGCAGTCCATCCATGGTCAGCATGAAATGTTCCTGTAACTTCTTTACCATTAATAGTATCAAAATAAATCCAAGGATAATTTGCGGCAAAGGTTACATCTATACCTATTTTTTCCAGCCTAGTTTTGAATTTAGTTAATTGGTCTCTCATGTCAATATACTCCAGCAGATTTGTAGCTTATTCCAAAACGATAGTTTCTTTGAGTTTTCTACCATGTAATCTGATAGGGCTTTTTGTATGCCTGCTTGCAATATAACTTCTCTACCTGCTTGGTTCATATCTAAAGTTAATTTACAATCACCTTCTTTTGTATCTTTGATACTTACTACTTTGATATATGGCTTGGTCATACCAATCTCCCACTATATTGATAAGTTCCTGTATGGACTAACTGTGTCCATGCTGCACCATGTACTTTAATACCATTGTCACGAGCAAGTTTACAGAAATGATAGTCTTCAGATAATAAATGATTGTTTTCATCTATACTTGTTGCAAAGTATTCAGTGATCTTATCACCTAAATCAGAGTTATCATTAGTGTCATTCATGTTATGAATATATGACGGACATTTGTCTTTTAACTTCTCAAATACCTCACGTTTAATTAACATAAACCCTGTGCCACCATGTTTAACTTCAAATGGTTTATCAGTAGGAACTAGATCAGTTTCATTAACTAGATTCACTACATACTCACCTGTAAAGTATTTCAGTTGATGTTCTGGAACTTTCTTGTCAATAGCAAATTTAACACCAGCCCAATTTATTTCTTTCTTTGGATATACACCACAGATAATATCTATATCAGCATCTAGCATCTTAAAGAAGTGCTCTGGCTCAAAACTAATGTCTGCATCTATAAACATCATATGTGTTGCATCACCTTTTAGGAAATCATTTACAAGTGTATTACGACCACGAGTAATAAGACTTTCATTATAAAGAAATGAGAAATATGCGTCTATATCTTTAGATATAAGCCATGCCTGTAGTTTAAGCATAGATTCTAGATATGTGCCGTAACACAAACCTCCGTACATTGGTGTTGCTATAAATAAACTAGGCTTCATATTTTATCCCATGTAATTGTTCAATAATTCTTGCAAACTGTATCATTCTTTCTATTGTCATTGGCTCATATCTAGTTGGAAAAACTTTACTATAAGCATCAATTATTTGTTCTTGTGTAAGTGGGTTATAGTCCACCATGTGCCTCCGTTAATTTTTTACTATCGTATTTTTTTGTGTTAGTAACTTTAATAATCTTTTTAGTGTCTGGTATCAATGGTGTTATAGTGACATTGTGAAGTTTAGATTTAAGGTCTTTAAACCATGAAAGTTCTGTAGGCTCTGAAGTCATAAGACCAGACCATACAAGTTTACCTGTGCTATCAAATTCTTCTACAAGCCATGCTAAAGGTTTCATTAGTATTCACCATTGTCTAACATTGGTATTTCAATGTTATATTTTCTACGCAAAATCCATTTTGCTTTTAAAGTAACTTGTCTAATTCTTTCTTGAGAAATGTTATATTTTTCACTTACTTTTTTATAAGTTAATCCATCTACATATCTCATAAGAAATACATCAAATATATCATTTTCAGACCAAATATTCATCAGTAAAATACCATCCTTCCTATGTGAGTAATTTTGTTATAACCAAACCACGAATGCTTCGGCATAATCGAGTCGTCATGGAAGTATAAAGCATTTGCAACTGGGTTAGCATATTTATTAAATACAACTGCATCAAGCACCAGTAGTTTCGTTTCAAGATACGTCTTTTTATCAACCTTCTTATGGCTCTCGTCTGTAACGCCAATAAATTGCCCAGAAGCATAAACAACAGAGCATACATCAGAACCCCAGCGACCAGATTTGACACGATTACGAATAACATTAATGACACCTAATTTCTCCTCTAATGATCTATTATTAACTTCATGATATACAGCTGTAGCATAACAAGCTATATCTGCTTCTA